GAGACCAAAATTTGCAAGCAGAACTAGAAGCAGTATTAACGGATGGTGAAAATGCAGGATTTGGAGTAGTTGGAGATGGACCTACTTACCTCACAGGTTCTGTTAAAAATAGAGCTTGGCAGCATGATTACTTTACTTCGTGTTTACCTTGGGCTCAAAAAGGAGATGCGGTAACAATTCCTATAGGAGAATTTACAGACGTACCTATTGAATATAATGCAGGAACAGACAATAGAACTAGATTAACAGACGGCTCTGCTATTGATATTGTTGGAATGTATTCTTCCGGTCCACCTTCATTTCCTGGTATTTTAAGAGAATCAGGAGGAAATGGGATTAATATTGATAACTCCGCCTCTTTAAAAGCAAAAACTTCAGAACTGACAGCAGAAGCAGCAGATATTAATTCTCTTCGTAGAGCATTTAGACTTCAAGAGTGGTTAGAACGAAACGCAAGAGGTGGTACCCGTTATATTGAATCTATTCTTGCCCATTTTGGTGTAAAGTCTTCAGATGCTAGATTACAACGCCCAGAATACTTAGGCGGAAGCAAAGGCAAAATGGTTATTTCAGAAGTATTATCAACTGCAGAAACCACTGCCCCAGTGGGACAAATGGCAGGACATGGTATTTCAGTATCAGGAGGAAACGAGTTCAGTTATAAAGTAGAAGAACATGGTTGGATTATTGGGCTTATTTCAGTAACCCCAGATACAGCTTATCAGCAAGGATTACATAGATCACTAGACAAATTCGACAGATTAGACTATTATTGGCCAACCTTTGCCAATATTGGAGAGCAAGAGGTAAAAGCTAAAGAAATTTATGCATCTTCAGAATTTGGAGATACGGTCTTTGGATATGTTCCACGATATGCAGAGTATAAATACATGAACAGCAGAGTAGCAGGAGAAATGAAAACCTCATTAGATTACTGGCACCTCGGACGTATATTTGCTGAAGAACCAAACCTTAACGGAGACTTCATCTCATGTGAACCTTCAACACGTATTTTCGCTGTAGAAGACCCAGACGTGGATAATATTTACGCTCACATCTTTAATAACATTAAGGCAATACGCAAGATGCCGAAGTACGGCACGCCTTCATTCTAATGGCATGTGACACACCCTTTCATGTTAATAACCCGCGCTACCCTATCTATAGTAACGACCGGCAAGTACCGGTACCTTGTGGAAAGTGTCCAGCGTGTTTGTCCAGACGCACTAGCGTCTGGACTTTTCGCTTAAAACAACACGCAAAAAATGCTACTTCTTCTCATTTTGTTACTCTTACTTACGATACCCGATTCGTTCCTATTACACCACGGGGTTTCCTTACACTCGATAAAAGAGATGTTCAACTCTATTTTAAAAAACTTCGTAAGGCTCATGGAGAAAATCACGAACCCATAAAATACTATTTGGCAGGAGAGTATGGCAGTAAAACATTTAGACCACACTACCATATTATACTTTTCAACGCTAACATAGAGTTTATTCATAAAGCCTGGGATAAAGGAGAGGTACACATCGGAGAATTAACAGAAGCTTCAGCTGCCTATACAGCAAAATATATAAACAAAGGAAAAATTATACCAATGCACAAAAACGATGATAGACTGCCTGAATTTAGTTTAATGTCAAAAAAGCTAGGTTTAAATTACCTTAGTGAAAAAATAATTCGCTATCATAGAGCAGATATAGAAAGAAATTACTTAACATTGGAAGACGGAAAGAAAATTTCACTTCCTAGATACTATCGACAAAAGATATGGACAGAATCAGAACTTAGACTTCAAGCAGACAAACTAGCCCAAAAATTTACAGAAATAGAAAATCAGAAACAGCAAGAATATATTACCAAACATCAAACACTAGAAGGATATGATCAACAAAAAGAATCAGGACTTGCACACAGACTTGCAGTCCACGCAAAACGAGCCCAAGAAGGGCGCAACAAAATTTAGAACACCTTTTAATTATATTACCAAGAAAACAGAGCAGGAGATAAAAAGCTTTTTGTCTCCATCACAGACAGTCCCAGACATGACACTTAGTCTACAGGAATTAGTACAACGATACACCAGAGGACAGTCAGTAGCAACATTTACACCCGTTTATTATGGAGAAGATGAAGAATTTGCAGACGTCAGCAGAATGGACCCTATGGAACGCATAGAATATGCTCGATATATCCGCCAGAAAATTGGCGAACACAGAACCTCCCTAGCGGAGCAACAACGTGCCGACGAAGGAGGACGTAGGCCGCAAACGAGCGATGGACAAAACTTCGTAGAAGAAAAATTAGAACAAAATGGTATTTAATACCCCCCCTAAAAGGAAAAACAAAAACGCCGAGCGCAGCTTTTCGCGGTATCCCGAAAAGCTGCGCGAGCAGTGGCCGTATGGCAGAAACAGCAAAGCGCAATGGATACAAGCCTTCGAAGAGGAGGCTAAACGCACTAATCATCCTTGATATATTAGTGCTAATTGACACCTAAACAAATACGAAAGCCTGCGAGAGTACAAGTGCAGGTGGAAATAAAAACAAAAACCAAAAAAAATGGATCCAGTAACAGCAAGCGCAATAGCAATAACAGCAGCAAATGCTGGTAATGCCGCGGCCACAGGAGCACAAAATAGAAAATCACGAGCTTTTAGCCGTGAAATGTATCAGCAACAAAAAGCAGATAATATTACCTTTTGGAACATGCAAAACGAGTATAATTCTCCTCAATCCCAAATGCAAAGGTTAAAATCTGCAGGATTAAACCCTAATATGTTGTATGACAAAACAGGAGCAGTAATACCCGCACAAAATATTAATACACCAGATGTACAATCTGCACAATTTAGAACCCCAGATTTTGGATCTATAGGTACAGGTTTAGTACAGGGATATTTTGATACAAAAATTAAACAAGCTCAATACGATAATCTTAAAGTACAGAACACCGTTTCTCAACAAGAAGCTATTCTTAAAGCTGCTCAAGCAGCAGGAGAAGTAAAGAGAACGGAAGGACAAGGAATTTCAAATACAATAGCTTCAGCCAATGTCGATGCTATGATTAGAAGAGCGGGATTAGAAAATAATCAAATAGAAGCTAACACAAGATTTACAAATAACTCAGATGTAAGGGCAGCTATATCAAATGCCCAATCTGTTCAAGAATCAGTTCAAAGGGTCAAAAATATGGCTACGCAAAATATTAATGATGCAGCTACATTAAAACTTATCAATCAAAACTATGCTAATTTGGTAAAAGACGGCACTTTGAAACAATTAGATATAGAACTTAAGAGAACAGGAGTACAACCTACAGATGAACTTTGGCAAAGAGCAGTTGGAAGAATACTTTCAGATTTAATACCCTCCGGAGGATTACCAAGTATTGGAACTTCTATTTCCAAATGGGCAAAAGAAAAATGGAATAATTGGAACCCTAATTACTCAGGCGGATCATGGTAAAAAATGACTATTTTAAAACAACCTCAACTCAAATGAGGAAACAGGCTCTCAAGCTGATGAATTTAATTAACAATGAATGTAAAAATCAAAAAATGCAATCCTTGGCAATTGCCAGATATGATGCAGTACTAAGCTTATTACAGATTACTCACTTACATATTATTAACCAAAACAAACAAACGCTATGCGCTACAACAGAAGACGCGGCAGAGGCCGCAAAAGAGGAGGCTACGGCCGAAAAAGAAACAATACTTATTTAGTTAAAAGAGGGGGCATTCGACTATAATGGCAAAAGCAAATTTATTTAACTCGATTCAGCTACCGAAAATTGGTAGCAACGTATTCGACCTTTCACATGATGTGAAAATGTCGTTTAAAATGGGTGGACTATACCCTACATGCGCAATGGATTGCGTACCTGGAGACAAGGTAAAAATTAGCACTGAAACAATGCTTAGATTTGCCCCTCTTATAGCACCAGTAATGCACAAAGTGAACGTAACTACACACTATTTCTTTGTACCTAATAGAATTTTATGGCCTAATTGGGAGCAATGGATTACAGGTAATTTAGATGTAACACCACCTTATGCCTATTTCGCTGGAACACAAGGCGAAGAAAATGTTTCAGTACCAGTTAAATCCCTTGGAGATTATTTAGGAATTCCAACAAATGCAGTAGACAACGGATACAGATTTCCTGACCGAAACGCTCAAATTTACAGTCCTTTTAGTATTGCAGCTTATAACAAAATTTGGAATGAGTATTACAGAGACCAAAATTTGCAAGCAGAACTAGAAGCAGTATTAACGGATGGTGAAAATGCAGGATTTGGAGTAGTTGGAGATGGACCTACTTACCTCACAGGTTCTGTTAAAAATAGAGCTTGGCAGCATGACTACTTTACCTCGTGTTTACCTTGGGCTCAAAAAGGAGATGCGGTAACAATTCCTATAGGAGAATTTACAGACGTACCTATTGAATATAATGCAGGAACA